AAGGTGGTACTGGTGGAACGGGCGGAACAGGTCATACAGGAGGAACTGGCGGAACGGGCGGAACAGGTGGTACTGGTGGTACTGGCGGAACAGGTGGTACTGGATTAAACGCAGGAGGATCTTTATCTCCTGAGTGGAGTGGTGCTGTATTTTATATACCAGATTCATCAAATGCAAATGGTATATGGACTGTTGGTTATGATACATCAAACTATTGGACATTTTATAGATGGACATCAAACGATTCTGACCAAAGAGGTGGTATAAGATTAATGATTACTTATCCAGATGGAATTACTGCTATGAGTGGGGTTTATGTAATGGTTAGAACGAGTAGTGCTACATCCACAACAAGTCACTTAGATGTAACAGCAGGCAATCCAGCTTCAATGACTTCAGTATTAACAAATGTTGCTCAAACATCTTGGGGTATTGAAACAATATCTTCTGGCACTTTAGGTTCAAATACTGGCACTCAAGAAAGAAGTTTAATACAATTTGATTGTTCTGCAGACGATGGAGAAACTGTAGATTTAGGTCCGATTTGGTGGGTATTTAGTTAAGGAGAATGTTTTATGGCTAATTATATATTATGTTATCATACAGGCTCTGGTGTTATACAGAGAGTAGTAAATGCTGATGTGGTAAATTTTGAAAAATGTGGTTTATCTGATAAAGAAACAAAGATACAAGTTTTAGATTCTTCTGAAAATGTAGGATATTATTTAGGTAGAAGATATTCTGGCTCAGCTGATGATTTGGCAAACGGAAATGGAACGATGGTTTTACAAGATTCATTTGAATGGTCTATAAATGGATTAGTGTTAAGTTCGAGTATGGATGTTAGTATTCCATCGGATTCTCCTTTTAATTTAGAACTAAAAATTTTAGATGGACAGACAAATGAAAAATCAAATATATCAGGAGATGGTTCTACAGATTATGTTAGTGTTAAACCAATATGGCATATAGAATCTTTAATAGCACCTGATGATGAAGAATCACTAGCTTCATATGATATTCCAAATGCTAATATGGAATACCAACCTTATACAAATGGTGAAGCAACTCAGAGTGTGGATTTAACTTCAGATAGTAATAGGTTATATTTATTAAGAACTAGTAATGTAAGTGTTAACTTGATAAAAGATTAAGGAGAAGGAAAGTGTCCTTTAGAGATCATTCATATTTTCATATCGTAGGAAGAAGTGGTAATAGCACAGCTGGTTACTATTGGGAACCAGGTGATAGTACAATAACTAGAGTATGGACATCAAGTACTTCAGATGGATACAGAGGTGATGGAAGTGCTGTTGATAGATCTAGAGGATTAGTATATTATGGCAGTGCAAGCCACTCAGGAGATAGTGTTACTGTATTTAAAACAGCTGATGGAGCAGTTCAAGCTAGCACAACATCAACAACATTTGATAATCATGCATGCGCTTTTGTACATCCAAGTGGAACGGCTATCTATAAATATCGCAGTACCACTGCATCTAATGCAACAAATATTCATTACGCAAGATTAACTGATTTAGGTAGCATCAATACAGGAACGGCGACAATAAATGTTGAACATAGTGATATTGGAAAGATACTTACTCTTCCCACAACTGGATATGTTATAGATGTTGAGCCGGATATATATGATAGGCCAGACAAAAATCTATTAGTAATGGTGACAAATACAACTTCAAATTGGAACTCTGATTCTACTTCTTGTAATCGTTTATGGATTTATCAATATGATATGATAGCTGATGAACAAATTCTTTTAGTTACTTTTGATCCCGATAACTACACAGCAGATTCTATAAGAACAAGAGTAAGTGAACTAATGTGTAAAGACAATGGTAATTTTATTATTCAATGTAGAGCAGGTTCAACTGATGGTGGACTTTTTATGGAAATACCTAGACACCCTGCTGGTGTTAACAGTGATATCGCTGACCCTACTGCTGTATGGGCTGTTAATAAAAGAACTGTAGATGGTGATGTAAGGAGACAGTTAGGAAAGCTTGACTATATATCACAAAAATATTTATACTTAGGCTCTGGATCTACAAACGATCCAGAACCTGTAGGTTTGATAAGTATGATAGATGGGAGTGTTTTAAGTTTTAGAGAAACAGTAGCAGATGATGGAACTAATGAATTTAGAACACATTGTGGTCAACCTTGTTTATGGGGAAAATGGTCTGAAGGACCAAATGCTAGCAGTACCTCTTACAACAACATAAGACCATACTCTCAGTTAATATACTTTTCAGGATTTGGAGGAAACCATAATGCTAATCCAAACCTAGCATTTTTCAACGGACCTCCTGAAGATGAATTTAACAATACAGACGCTACTGTTGTCAAACTAAACTCATCAAGCACACTTTGTGGTGCTACTATGGATGCTAATGGAATGGTAAACGCTATGGCTGGAGTAGGTTCATTTCAAAACAAAGATGATATGACAACATTAATGCACTCTTATGGTGAGAGTGGTGCGATACTAGCAGGTAAAGCAGATACTATGTACGATGAAGATAATAATCAAATGGTTCATATGAGGCATGGTAAGCGTTGGGTAGGTGGTACACTTCTATTTGCTGGACATTAAAAAAATAATATTATTTAGTAGGAAAGTTACATATTTATTACCAATAATTAAGGAAATATTTTGAAAGAGGTTATAGACGATTTAGTTATAGATTATAATTTTGACGCGGGTCCTTTTGTAGGATTGACATCTGAAAAAAAATATCAATGTAGAGTAGAATTTTGGAAACCTAATAGTAAAAAACATTGGGGTGATTTAGTATACTCTGCTAATATAGATAGTCTTGGTAAGACTGCTTTTGTTCCTACAAAATGGTATATTGAATGGACAATAAGAGTTTATAAAGAGGATAATTTAGTATTTACACATAAATTAGATTTGGAAGGTAAAAAAGTTTTTGTAAGATTGTCTAGTAGTATGTTAGGTGATAATTTTTGTTGGATTCCTTATGTAGAAGAGTTTAGAAAAAAACATAATTGTGAGATATTCTGTGGAAGTACTTTTCCTGAAATATTTGAACACACATATGATTTTGAATTTTGGAAAGAGGGTTCTGAATGGCCTGACGAAGAGTTTTACGCTACATATGAAGTTGGTGTATTTGGTTACAAGAATGATGAACCACATTATGAGTTTGTCAATACTCATAATAAAAATAGTTTATTAGAAACATCAATGGCTAAAACAGCTAGTGATATTTTAGGTTTAGAACATAAAGAGATAAGAGCGAATATAGATTTATCAAAATATGAACCAAAAGAAAGAGTAAAGGGAAAGTATGTTTGTATAGCTCCATATGGTAGTGCTCAGTTAAAGATGTGGAATAATGAAGATGGTTGGCAAAAAATAGTTGATTATTTTTTGAATATTGGGTATAAAGTTTTATATTTATCTAGAGAACCTAATGGTTATATGAATAACAAAGTTCCGAAGGGCGTAATTGATAAATCGGGATGGGATATACCAATAGAAGAAAGAATAGCAGATTTGAAATATTCAGAACTATTTTTAGGAATAAGTTCTGGTTTAAGTTGGGTTGCTTGGTCTGTAGGAGTTCCTGTAATTTTAATACACGGACATAATTATTCTTGGTATAATCCTATTGATAATGTTAAACATATTAATTTAGAAAATGACAAAAGTGTTTGTACAGGTTGTTGGCATAGAGATGGTTTTGCTCCAGGTGATTGGAACTTTTGTCCAGAACATAAAGGTACAGATAGGCAATTTGAGTGTACTAAAAAAATAACTGCTGAAATGGTTATAGAGGGAATAGAGTCTATGTTAGAAAAAAACAAAGTTGAAGTAAAATCAGAAAATAGATGGATTTTGGGCGTTAATATAGGTCATGATGCCGGTGCAACATTAGTTAAAGATGGTAGAGTATTTGTTTCTATTAATTTAGAAAGAATAAGTAGGATAAAACACGATGAGGGTAATGACGATTTTCCGTGGGCTGCTATGGATTATTGTTTAGATTACGCCAATATAACTAAAAAAGATTTAGAAAGAGTTGTTTGGAATGGTATAGGATTACAGCCAGAGTTGATGATGAACCCTGATGGTGATTGGGCTAACAGATTAAGGAGTAATGGTTATGATTTACCAAAAGACAGATTGAATTATTGTACTCATCACTTAGCACATGCATATTCAGCTCACTATTCAAGCGGATTTGAAGAATCAATTAATATTGTCGTTGATGCTGGTGGTGAATCAAACTATAAGTATGTATTGGAAAACTATACTAATAATCCTATAGCACATATGAAAAAGTTTCCATTGGAAAAGTGTGTTGAAGCCACTAGTATTTATGAAGTAAAGAAAGGAAAATTTACAAAGATATATTCTGCTTACAAACCATTTCCAATGTCTAGAGAATTATGGCCGTTATTAGGACAATCTCTCGGTGAGTTTTATGCTATAGGTTGTAACTACATTGGTATGGATGGCTTGTATGATGCAGGAAAACTTATGGGATTAGCTCCATATGGTAGAAGAGAAGAAGCTCTCAAAGAATATGAACCAATATCAAATGTTTACATTGATGACGATCCTAAAGCAGGAGATTACTTTATAAGGGTGCATCACAATGATGTTGATAAACAAATGATACCTAAATCTGAAGATGGTTACTATGATAATCCAATTTGGTATATAAATTCAGAAAGACCTAAATTTCTAGAATCTAATATAAGCCATATGGATTTTCAAACAAAAGCTGATTGGGCTTGGTGGGTACAACATAGTTTTGAAAAAATGATATTGTTTTTAGCTAAAAAAGCTTCTATGATTTCTGATGTAAAATATTTGACTGGTTCAGGTGGATGTTTTTTAAATTCTGTTGCTAATCAAAAGATAGTTGATTTGAATCTATTTAAAGACCATTTTTATGTTCCAGCTTCTGATGATGGTGGTATATCTATTGGAACTGCTTTCTATGGATATTATAATTTTCATCCCGATAAAGGTAAGGTAAATCTTAGTAACAGAGAAATAGAAGTTTTTATGGGTAAGGAATATTCTGAAGAAGAAATATTAGCTGACTTAAAGTTATTTGACAATATTGAATATGAAAAGATAGAAGATGAAGTTGAGCTTTCTCAAAAAGTTGCAAGGTTTATTCACGATGGAAAAGTAGTTGGTTGGTTTCAAGGTGGTAGTGAAATGGGTCCTCGAGCATTAGGACATCGTAGTATTTTAGGAGACCCAACTCATCCCGATATGCAAGATATAATAAATGATAGAGTAAAACATAGAGAATGGTATAGACCATTTGCTCCTGCTTGTACTGTTGAAGACGCTCATAGATTTTTTGAACATACAACAGAAAGCCCATATATGTTGTTGATAGCGCAAGTAAAAGAAGAGTACAAAGAAAAATTGCCATCAATAACGCATGTGGATGGTAGTGCTAGATTACAGACTGTGAGAAGAGAAACCAATACTAGATATTATGATGTTATCAGAGAGTTTGGTAGATTATCTGAAATACCAGTTATACTAAATACATCTTTTAACGAAGCAGGAGAACCTATAGTTGAAAGACCATTTGATGCTGTAAAGTGTAGTCTTAAAAATAATATTGATTATTTAGTTATAGAAAACTTTTTAATCAAAAAAACTCCTGATGTTCTTAGAAAACCAAATCATTTACCTAATATTGTATGAACTATATAGCAAAACCACCTAAAAACTTTTTAGAGTTATACGACTATATTGATGAAACAAAATCCTTTTGGAAAGTTGATGATTTCAAAAAAGAAATAATTGATTTCGAACATCCAAATGTTCATATACCAGATGCTTGGGAATTTTTTATTGGACATCCCGAAACATCAGTTCCTTACAGACCTGATAGAGGCGTTTCTTTTGGTGATTGTATTCCATATACTAGACTTCCAGAGCTTATAAAAATGTACTATGGTTGGAGAGGTGCTAAAGTTTTTATACCTGAATGGTTTATTGATGTATTTCAACACAATCCTTATGTTGATGGTACTCACGAATTTGATTATAAATGGGGTTCAATGGGAACTTTTGGAACTACTATTCAAAGATGTTCTAATGCTTGGGGATTAACTTCTCCTTTCTATACACCTAAATTATATGCTTCTGCTCATATTAAAAAGAGAGAAAATACTATACTTTTCACTTTAAATAGTAAAACAGGTGGAAGAGTAACACAAAATGAAACATTAGAAAAAATAGTACAACATCTAACAAAAAAATATAGGGTTGTGCAATTAGCTTTGTCTGATGACTATTTAATAAAATCTGCTAACCAACACGTTCTAAATGTTTCGAGAGATAAGTTGATAGATTTTGTAGCAGAGTTTCCTATATACATAGGTGCTCAAAATAGTGTGTATCATATAGCAAAAGGTTTAGGACTAAAGATGGTTGGTATCCTACCCAAAAAACAAATAATTGGTGAAAAGTTAGCCGGTTTACACTCTGAAAAAGTCGTTTTACCCTTACTTACTGTAACCAATTCATCAGAGGTTACACCTTACGATGAAAAATATTGGAGTAGAGCCAAAAAATTCAATCCATTTTTTCCTAAAGAATATGAAGACGGAGATGTAAGTTCAGATAAAGCTTACAACGATACTATAGCACATTTAGGATGGTTGTATCCTGACACTCCACATTTAACATTAGATGAAGATGGTTCTCCGAGATGTCCTACTTTATCAGAAAAAACCATAGATATGGCATTAGAAGATAAAATATATCCTTTTAATGATAGTAGATTATGGGATTATTATGAACACTCAGAGTTGTGGACTTCAGTACATCCTCAGAAGATGACTTTTAAAAGTAATGAAGTAGAAGACAACAAATTTGTATTTCAACACATTCCTAGAACTGGTGGTAATCTTTTTAGAAATGTTCTTTGGTCTATATATGGTATTGATTTGAGCCACAAAAAAATAATTGACAAAGTTCTTTACGATGAGAATTGTTTTATAAAAGATAATGAAACTATTATCTATGAAGATTATGGAGACCATCCACAATGGAATAATTATGAAGTAAAGCCAACAGTAAACACTTCAGATTACAAATGCGTAATAGGTCACTTTACTATACAAAAACATTTAGACTTAAAAAGTAGAGGATACAAATTTGTAAATTGGTTTAGAAATCCAATAGATAGAGTTATATCTCAATATTTTTATGATAAGATGTCAGCTGAAAATGTTAGTTTGGAAGAGATAAACGATCCTGTTCGTAAAAAACTTATAGAAGAGGATATGAGTTTGTATGAGTATTGTGAAATGAGTTACAATAGAAATATTTATTCAGATTATGTAGGTGATAAAATTTACGAATTAGATTTTATAGGAATTACAGAAAATTACAAAGATAGTCTTAAAAAGTTTGAGAAGATGTTCAACATAGAAATACCGATTGGGCCTAGAAATGTTTCTTTTTTTGATGACTCATCAGCTGATGATGAATATATAATAAAGATAAAGAATCAAAGAAAACATTTATATTCAACGGATGATATAGATAGAAACATAATAGAAGAATTAAATAAAGAAGATATGAAAATATACAATCAAGCAGTAAGAATAAATTCGGAATATAAATTATGAGTAAGGTATTTGGTATAATAGGTCACGCTCACGATTCTACAGTAGCTTATATGGAAGATGGTGAGATAAAATGTGTTATTGAAGAAGAGAGAATCAGAAAGACTAAATCTGCTTACCTAACAGGTGTTTATCCCGTATTCTCTTTAGACTATATAGAAAATTTAGGATATAAATTAGAAGACGCTGATTACATTTGTATACCCGAAGTAGCAGAGCCAGACTTTGATAGATACAAATCAGATGAAATAAGAAGAAAGATTGTTACATATCCACATCACTTATGTCACGCAGCTGGTGCTTACTATACATCAGGCTTTGAAGAAAAAACATTGGTTGTAACACACGATGGTAGTGGTTCTACTGTTGTTGGTAGAGTTTACTTAGGAGAAGATAACAAATTAGAATTAGTACACAAACAAATGAGAGGTACAGGATCTATTGGTGAGTTTTACGGAGTAGCAACAAAATATTTTGCTCCAAAAGGAGCTAATTGGATTCCGTTGAAAGATGAAGGTAAGTTGATGGGTATGGCTGGACACGGAAATTATGATATAAATATTTACAATATGTTGAAACAACTTTTGTATTACGAAGGTGATTTGAATTTTGGTCCGATGGGAAATTCTAAAAAAGTACAATTCTTTTTTGAAGAAATGACTAATAGTATTCTTAATTGGTCTGAAGATTTTAGTATTAGAGCTGATTGGGCTTTTAATTTACAGAAATTAGTTGAAGATTGTTTCTTACAGTATTTAGATGACTTACACAAACTATATCCAGAATATAAAAAGATAGCTGTAGCTGGTGGTATATTTGCTAATGTAAAAATGAATCAAAAGATAAATGAATTAGATTGGGTTGATGAATTGTATGTTTATCCGCCAATGGGAGATAGTGGATTAGCATTAGGCGCAGCTTTGAAGAAGTCAGCTGAGTTGAATGAATGGAAAACTAAAAGGTTTGAAAATGTATTTTTAGGTAATGAATATTCAGAAGAAGAAATTTCAGAAGAATTAAAGAATTATAATTTCAAAAAAGAAAAATTCAACCCTAAAAAAGTAGCTAAGCTATTAGATGATGGTAATATCATAGGATGTTTTCGTGGTAAGATAGAACACGGGCCTAGAGCATTGGGTGCTAGAAGTATTCTAGTTAGAGCTACTGATAAAGAGATGCACGAAAAACTAAATGAGAGATTGAAGAGACACGAGATAATGCCATTTGCTCCAATAATCTTAGGCGATGAGATAGATAATATATGTCTGAATACTAAATCTAAAATGACAGCAGAGTTTATGACATTGTGTTACACAATAAAAGAAGAATGGGCTGATAAAATACCAGCAGTTGTTCATAGAGTAGACAACACTTTAAGACCACAATTAGTTTACAAAGAAAGAAACAAATTTTTCTATGATATTCTAAATGAGTATTTTAAGATTTCTAAGATACCAGCTTTACTAAACACATCTTTCAATGGACACGGTGAACCAATAATATTTCACTTAGACCAACCATTGAATCATCTTAGAGATGGTACTGTAGACTATTTAGTCTTAGGCGATAATCTATATTGGAGTGAAAATGAGTAAACATATTAGAATATTTAAAGACCCAAAGATTCGTGTACAACACACATCAGATAAAGCTAAAACTTTGTACTTCGATTTCTTTATAAGAAGAGAGAACGGAAAACTTCAGTATATAGAGTCTGGTTCAGTAGTTGGTAAAGGTGGTTGGTATAGTCTGTGGATTCAATGGCACGCTGAGTGGGTAGTTAAAGCTTACTATTTAGAAAATGGAATTTTTAAATTTTTAGAAGAAGTAGAGTATGATGTAAGAGGAAAAAATGTACAGATGGTTTTCTGTACAGATGATTGGAATGAAGCCGTTGAATTTTTGAGATGGTCTATACACTTCAAAAAAATAACTGGTTGTAAGTTATTCATAGCCTCATCTGAATTTAATGAAGGTCATTTCAAAGGGGAGGGTTTACAAATAGATTTAGGTGCTATCACCACTTTTACAGAAAAATACAATTCTGGTCCTATAGATCCTACAGGAGTATCAGACAATACATATGTAGAACCATCAAATGAACAAAATGAACCAATACAAAATTTGTATGCTAGATATGACTTAGGAACTTTTCCAATAAAAACTTCACCAAGATTTGGAAACTTAGTAGACAATTGGAGAATTGAAAATAAAGAAGTAGAGTCTCACTATAACTCTATAAGCTACAAACAGCACACTAAACAACCTATTGGTTTGATAGACAATTATGATATAATTTACGATAGTTGGAAGAATCCTGTGATTCACTCAAAAAATCAATTAGAAGAATTTAATGGAATAGTTGATAAAGATGTGGAGATAGAAGAACTTACTTCTGAAGAAATAGTAAAACACATATTAGGATTCAGAACAAAGTATTGGAAGTATGGAATTTTGAAATTGCATAAAAGTGGTTACAAAGAACCAAATGGAGTATTTGTAAAGCACGAATCTTTTAGTGGTGGATTTCATATTTGGGGAAAGGGTAGTAACAAAACTCGTGTTGCTATACAAATTCTCAGTTACAATAAGCCTGAGTATTTAAAAAGAACTTTGGATTCATTACTAAAAGTAATGGATTTAGACGACAAAATATGTGTGGTTGAACAATCAGATGATAAAGATTCTAAACAAAAAGCTGTAGACATATGTAAAGGTTACAACGATATAACATTATTAGATTTAGATAAAAATTTAGGACAAAGGGGTGCTACTAATAAAGTATGGGAAAGCGGTTTCTTTGACAATTGTGAATTTATTATGTTCTCAGACCAAGACAACGAATATCACGAACCACTAACAATATTATGTGATAAGTTAGAAGAAGAGGGTGTAAAAATATCCACTTTTTATAATTCTCCAGAACACGATATAATAAAAAAAGATGGAAGTTGGATTTACAGAAATACTGCGAGAGCTGGTAATATGATGTTAACTAAAGAACATATGTTTGAAATGCTTCCTATAGATGAAAATCTATATTCAGAAACCAAAACGGATAAAGATTATTGTGCTTGGTTTGCTGGTTTAGATTGGTGGGTACAATGGTGGCACGAAGCTAGTGGTGGTAAATTAGAATTGGATGGTTTTGTAGCTTGTTATCCAGGTGGTTGTACTCATTTTGGAATTGAATCTACTTGGCAAGGAACATACGATGATGAAATTCCTACAAATGAATCTATTCTCATAAGAGATAAAAGCCTACAACAGATTATAAAAAAGTATCCAAACAGACATTTGTATAATCACGGAAAGAATAGTTGGTATGAGAAAGAAAAATTAGATTTGAGTAATGTTACATTGGTTGTAATAGATTGTATTGATTATGAAAGAGCTTTAAAAGCGATAGACATATCAACCACATACGCAGACTTTGCAGATGTAAAATTTTTTACATCTATGAATAAAGATAATGATGACATAGTAAAGATACCACATTGTCAATCTAATTTTGATGTTATACATTTTATGTGGAAAAAAATGAACTCATACATTCAAACAGATTACATATTACATATAGAGTTTGATGGGTTTATTCTCAATCCAAAAGCTTGGAAAGATGAGTTTCTAAAGTATGATTATATTGGAGCTCCGTGGTGGTATGAAGAAAACAATGTAGGTAATGCTGGATTTAGTTTGATAAGTAAGAAGATGTTAGACTTTATACAAAAAGATGAAGTTATAGATTTATATCCATCAGATGATGATGCTATATGTAGAATAAATAGAAAATACTTAGAAGATAATGGAATAAAGTTTGCACCTGAAGAATTAGCTGCTGATTTTTCTTTTGAAGCTAATGAAAAAAGAGGTGATGAATGGGATGGACAATTTGGTTTTCACAGTCCATCTTACATAGATGAAAGACATCCAAATAAGTATCGTGGTGGCATAACAAATGTTGATAAATGGGAAGATAAAGACAATTTTAGTTGGCCATAAAATACATTTTGGGATATTTAGTTAATATATATTATATAATTAATAAGGAGTTATACAATGGAAGAAATAAAATTCACAGATGAGGAACTGAAAAATCTAAAGGATCTAAGCGATACTTATAGAGGTATTCAGGAAGTTATGGGTAAATTGTCAGTTCAGAAGTTACTGAACAGTCAACAAGCTGATGCTTTAGAACAATCAGAATTAGATTTAAACACACAATATACAGAGAATCAGAAAAAAGAAAGAGAATTGGTAGATACTCTTTCTAAAAAATATGGACCTGGTAGTTTAGATGCTAGTACTGGTGTTTTTACACCATCTCCTCAACAGAATGTTGAAGAAAACTCCGAAGAAAAGTAAAAAATATTACAAACACACGTTGTTTTCAGAAATTAGACATATATTTATATACAACAATTTCTAAACAATTTAAACACCTTTAAGGAGAACAAATATGGCAGAGAGAATAGTCAGTCCTGGTGTATTTACCCGAGAAAAAGATTTATCTTTTCTTCCTCAAGGAATTTCTGAAATAGGAGCAGCAATTGTCGGACCAACTAAACAAGGTCCAGCTTTTGTACCTACAATAGTAAGAAGTTTTGAGGAATATCAGCAAATTTTTGGTGGGTATGATATAAATTACTATACACCTTTTACTGTTAGAGAATATTTAAGATCCGCTGGTACTGTAACCATAGTTAGAGTTGGTTACCTTGGCGGATATACAACAACAGGTTTTAACTTATTAGCAAGTGGTTCAGCTGGAAAGCTTGTCGTAGCATCATTTTTACCATCAGTTAAGAACTCAAATGGTTTGGGTTCTATAAGTGGTTCTGTAAATCACGATGAAGCAAAAGCTACTAACTTTAACCTTACTATAAATGGTGCGAACGCAACCGCTAGTTTGTCTAATTTGACAATAGAATCGCAGGGTTCTGCTACAGGAAATAATGACGCAGTATCTGCAAATTATATTGGTAGACAAATACCTGATTCAGCACAAGCTCAATCTATAGGTAGTACAGAAGCACCAGCTTATATGTACAAATTCTTCGAAAGTGCTGTTAGTGCTTCGGTAGTATCTGGAACTACAATTCTTGCTAACGCTTCGATGTCAATTGAGAGTGTTTCTTATGATTTCTCTACTGGTACAGAAACAGTAGATACTTCAGATGGAAACTACATATCAACTATAACTGGTAACTCAGATGGAGCTTCGTCTAGAACACCTTTTATACAATCACAAAAAATAGGCGGTAGTGGAACAAACCTCTTCAGAGTTTACGCAAGAGCTCAAGGTAACGATACAAATCAATTTTATGTTGTGATAAGGGATGTGAAAAGACCACAAAGTTCTAACTCAAGTCCAGTATTTGCACAATTCGGACTTTCAGTTTGGAAAACTGGTGGAAGTGCTCCAATAGAAACATATAGTGGTTTGAATTTAGATCCAGATTCATCAAATTATATTGTAAAAGTAATTGGTGATATGTTTCAGACTGTGAATAACAATGGTGAAATAACAGAGTACGGTGATTATCCTAATCTTTCACAATATATTAGAATCGGTGATTATAAAGAGGATTTATTTAAGAGTAATCCTAACTTACAACCTATGGGTCACGCTGCTGTATTAGATCCTGTACCAACTTCGGCTGGTATAGTTCCATCTGCATCTTTTGGTTTTTCACAAACCATCGATGGTGGTAAGACAAATTCGAGTACATACAAAGGTAATCTGCCATATGGTGTTAAATTACATCCTGACTACCCAGCGAATGAACTTCTCGGTAATTATGCTTACCTATCTCCGATTCCAAAGAGTGAAACGGCAGGACAGAATGTGGCATTTGCTTTGGAAGATATGAACGGATATGGAGATACTAGTTCATTTGAATTTAGTAACTTTACTAACTTCACAGTTTCTTCATCTTTCCTAACGATATCTTCTTCTGTAGAACAGTTAAAGTACACTGTTCCAATGCAACACGGATTTGATGGAATCAACCCAGCTGCTTCAAAAGCTACTGGTACTTCTATTTCATCAACTAACACTAGTGGATTCGATTGTTCAACAGTAGTGTCTAGTGGTTCAGTAGCTTACAAAAGAGCCATTAACGCAATATCAAATCCAGATGATTATGATATTAATATGTTGGTAACTCCAGGTATTATACATAAACATCATCCGATAGTTAGTAACCACGCTATTGAAAAGATGGAAGCTAGAGCTGATGCTTTTTATGTAATGGATGGTTCTGATATCGATGATAATGTTGCTACAGCAGTTTCTAATGTTGAAGCGTTAGATACTAACTATGTAGCTACATACTATCCTTGGGTTAAGATTGAGAATCCTATTGGCGGAGGTTTGATTTTTGTACCACCATCAGTAGTAATACCAGGTGTGATTGCTTTCACAGATAGTGTAGCTCACGAATGGTTTGCTCCTGCTGGATTGAACAGAGGTGGATTAGCAAGTGCTAGAATGGTTAAGAAAAAGCTAACTCATACAGATAGAGATACTTTGTATGAAGGTAGAGTCAATCCGATTGCTTCTTTTCCTGGTCAAGGAATTGTGGTATTTGGACAGAAGACACTACAGGCTAAACCATCCGCTTTGGACAGAATCAATGTAAGAAGACTACTTATCAGATTGAAGAAATTTATTGCTTCTTCAAGCAGATTCTTAGTGTTCGAACAAAACGATTCATCCACAAGAAGCAGATTCCTAAACATAGTGAATCCGTTCTTAGAATCAGTTCAGGCTAATAGTGGTTTGAGTGCATTCAAAGTCGTAATGGATGATAGTAATAATACACCTGATGTCATTGACAGAAATCAGTTGATTGGACAGATATTTATCCAACCTACCAGAACTGCAGAGTTTATTGTATTAGACTTTACAGTATTACCAACTGGAGCTGCATTTCCCGAATAAAAAGGGGGTGTAAAAAACTAAGGGGAGTAATTATACTCCCCTTTTTTTTTATTTAAAAAACTATGAAAAAACTATGAAATAAATGAGTGATAAGTTGTATCGATTTTTCATTTTGTTTATATTTATATATGAAAGAATTAAACACTTAATGGGAGAACTGAAATGGCAGACTTAATCGATCCTTCAGAAATAATGTTCACTCCGTTTGAACCTAAAACAAAAAATAGGTTCATTATGTACATTGAAGGCGTTCCAGCTTATTTAATAAAAACTGCAAACCGCCCTACCATAACATTTGAGGAAATAGAATTAGACCACATAAATGTTAAAAGGTATGTAAAAGGAAAAGGGGCTTGGGAAACTTTAGATATAACTCTTTACGATCCTATAGTACCATCTGGTGCTCAGGCAGTTATGGAATGGGTAAGACTACATAAAGAGTCTGTAACTGGTAGAGATGGTTACTCCGATTTTTATAAAAAAGATGTTACTTTTAATGTATTAGGACCTGTTGGAGATAAAGTTGAAGAGTGGACACTAAAGGGAGCTATGATTCAATCTGCTAATTTTGGAGATTTGGATTGGTCAGTTAGTGAACCAGCAGAAATTACATTAACATTAAGATACGATTACGCTATCTTACAATTCTAAGAGGAAAATATGAGTTTTATATCAGAAATGTTATCAAGTGATGCTAAGATTTCGTCTAAAAGAGTAATTGGATTCGCTGCTTTCATTATGTTGATTGCTAGTTGGGGTGCAGATACTTTTTGGGCTTTTGAAGTTAAAGACAAAATCTTAGATTGCTTTATGTATATCTCAGTCGTTGGATTGGGTGTTACAGCTGCCGAAAAATTCGGTAAAAAATAGTTATAGTTCAAAACTAAATTATAGGAGTCAGTTATGGCAGAAGTCAAGTTCCCTACGGAAGTAGTGGATCTGCCGTCAAATGGATTATTGTATCCAAAAGATAGCCCGCTATCTTCAGGTAAAATAGAAATCAAATATATGACGGCTAGAGAAGAGGATATTCTTACATCAGCTAATCTAATTAAAAAGGGTATAGTTGTTGAAAAGTTAATTGAAGCTTTGGTAGTAGATAAGTCTATAGATGTTAATAGTTTGTTGGTAGGAGATAAAAATGCTGTTCTTATCGCTTCTCGTATATTAGCATATGGAAAAGATTATGAAGTAGAAGTTGATGGACAACCAATTACAGTAGATTTAACTAAGTTAAAAGATAAAACTTTAGACGAAAGTATAGTCACAAATGGTGCTAATGAATTTGAATTTGAATTACCAGCTACTAAAAGAAAAATAACCTTTAAACTCCTTACTTCAGCTGATGAATCTGAGATAGATAAAGAAATTGAGGGTTACAAAAAAATAGGAGATGGTATAGGATACGAAACTACAACAAGACTAAAACATCAAATACTATCAATAGATGGAGATAACAAAAAAACATCTATAAATAGTTTTGTAGACAATGAGTTTTTGTCGAGAGATTCTATAGCTTTCAGAGAATATGCTTTATCAATAACACCTGATGTGGATATGTCATCAACATACATAGACGCAGATGGAAATGAGAAGGAGTTCACGGTCCCTATGACCGTTTCGTTTCTTTGGCCTTCCATTAGAATTTAAAGTAGATTTACATAATCACTTATTTGAGTTAAGTTTTAATTCGCAGGGAATGTTCTCATTCTCTGATGTATACAATATGCCAGTTTACCTTAGAAAGTTTTACTTTAAAAGACTTCAAAAACATTATAAGGATGAAGTTGACGCTATAGAAAAATCAAGAAAGAAGAGTAAAGCGAGCCCACCTATATTCAAAAAATAAGATAATCTGATATTTATTATTGAATCAATCCACCGAAAAAATAATCATATGGAGAATTTTATGAAGATAGATGAAAACTTCGTAACAGACTTTTTAACTAAGGTTATGAGGGGAACTATATCATCTAAAGAAAAAGAGATGCTAAAGAAGAATCCTCGATTAGCTAAAAAAGTTAAAGACTTGAGAAAAATAAATAAAGAGTTAGAAAAAGATGTTAAAGCTTTAGGAAAAAAAGGTTTCTAATAAACTATGGCAACACAAAAAGACATATCAAATCAGCAAAAACTTAATGACTTAGAGAAAGAGTATCAAAGGCGACAAAAAAAAGGGTTGCCTTATCAGAAGAAACTGCTTGAAGAAATAACTCAGTTAAAGAAAGAGATGGCAGAAGAAGATAAAAAATCTCTGAAGTTTAGAACTGAATTAAACAAAGCAGATGCCAAAGCTAGAAGTTTAGCTAAAGATGTAAACAAACTCTTAAAATCACAAAAAGGACAACTTTTACAAAAGCTTGAAGTACTAAATAAATCCACAATCAAAGAACTTCAAACACAAAAAGCAAAAGAAATAGAAAGTTTAAGGTCTAACGAAAAACTAAATGATGATGAAAGAAAAAGAAAATTAAATACGATAAAAGGATTAAATGCTGTTAGAGATTTACAATTAGATGTTATAAATGATTTTGAAGCTAATTCATTAGACAGGATGGAAGGACCAGAACTATTAGCAAAAGTAATAGAGAAAGCAGGTCTTACACAAGAACAATATGATAATTTGAGTGTAGAGGGCAAAAATGCTATCAAAAAACAAGTTAATCAAATAGCTAAAAGTATGGATACTCTCAACGAAGAGGGTATGTCAGAAATGTTTGAATATGTTACCAGTATAGAAAATGGATTCAAACCTTTATTAGAAAAAGCAGAGATGTTTGGAGACTTAATACAAAATTCTACTTTAAGAACAAAAGCTCTTCAAGCTGGTATAGCCGCCATAGCTTTTAGTTTTGCTAAAGATTTAATTGGTACTGCTATAGATTTTAGACAAGAATTAGGTGCTAGTGTTGGAGAATCATTAAGGTTATCAGCTAATGTAAATGCAGCAGAATCTGGTTTAACAAAGTTAGGATTGAGAGCTGGTGAAACAAAAAACTTTGCTATAGCTATATCTCAAGAATTTGGTAATCTAAGTGAGTTTAGTCAGACAACTGCTAACGCTTTTGCTCAACTATCACTCTTCACAGGTATAACTGGAGATAGCGCTGCTAAATTAGCGAAGTCTATACAAATAATACAAGGTGGAACATTAGATTCAAATCTAAACACCATAGAACTATTTGGTAATTTAGCTAAAGCAGCTGGTGTTGCTCCAAAATTAGTATTAGAAGATATAGCTAGCGACACAGAATTATTTGCTAAATTTGCAAAAAATGGTGGTACTAACTTAGCAGTAGCTGCTATATCTGCTAGAAAATTGGGATTAAATCTAAGTACAGTAGCTGGTATAGCTGAGAACTTATTAGACTTTGAGTCTTCTATTGAAAAACAAATGGAAGCTTCGGTATTATTAGGTAGACAAATAAACTTAGATAAAGCTAGAGAATTAGCTTTATCAAATGATTTAGCTGGATTAGCAGAAGAAGTTAAGAATCAGGTTGGTAGTCAAGCAGACTTTGAGGCTATGAATGTAATTCAGAGAAAAGCATTAGCAGATTCTATTGGAGTAAGTGTTGCAGATTTAGGAAAGATGATTGCAGGAGAAGATACATCCGCACAGTTAGCTGAAAAGAGAGCTGAAGAAGAAAAGAAAAGATTAGAAACTCAAATGGATATGGCTCAAGTTCAAACATATTTGCAGGGTATAACAGCCGCTACAGCACTAATTCAAGCTGGACAAACATTAAGTTTAAAAGCTAATTTAGCTTTAGAAAAGTTAGCTACTATGGAAAAGAAAAAAGGAGCTATAGGTTCTATAGCAAGCGCTGCTTCAACTGCTGCAGCCAGTGCTGCTAAAGTTCCATTTATTGGACCAGGTTTAGCATTAGCTGCTTTAGCAAGTGTAGGTTTGGCTGGTTACAAACTACTAAGAAAAACTCCACCCGCATTAGAGACTGGTGGTATAGTTACAAAGAGTGGTATAGCTGAAGTTCACAAAGGTGAAGCAGTTTCAGGCACTAAAAATCAAATGGGATTTGGTGCTGATATGAGTAAAACAGAGGGTTACTTATCTACTATGGTAAACCAATTAAATACAATGAATCAAAAAATCAACGACTTGTCGATGCAAAGCTAGGAGATTGAAGTGGCATTAAAAGATTTATTATCTAATTTAGAAAACTTTAAGTATGGTATGTCTTCTCCTGATAGAGTTGACAATCAGATAGAAAAGGGTGTAGACTTTTTTCCAAATGATGATGCTCAAGGTTTTACACCAAAGACAGATTTAGAGTCTTTATATAATAGTGTAAAGCCACCATATGCAAAAGAATGGCCTGCTGCAGCTCCTGAAAATTTTAAAACAAGAAGTGGTTATGGTACATTTGGGGAGTATGATATTGATGAAGTAACTGGTAGAGCTATACCACAGTTTATATTTAACAGTGATACTATATTAGGTATAAAAGAACAACCACAATTTACATCTGATTTTATGACTACTCCTTTAGCAGATTACACCAGTAGATTTTTTCCTCCAGAAAACGATTCATTAACTTTTAGTGTACAACAACATACATCAACAGGTCCTGAACAATTTACAATACAACCATTTGATAACACACCACAACTTGAAGGTGCGCATGGTGGTAATTTATTACCAAATGCAGATAACCAGTTTGATTTTACAGCATTTAGAACTAGAGCAAGATCTACAGAACCAGCTCCTTTTCATTCTTCTATAGCAGCTCCATTTAGTAATGATGGCCCACCATCACCATTTTTAAGAGGTAAATATGATGTGGTGTTTGGTAAAAATGCTGCAGGAAAAAATGTTAGAGATAGATACAAAGATGGTTCAGTACATATACTTGGTACGGATTTAAAGTCACCAATTGGTGGTGATGTAACTGAGTTTGCCACATTAACTCCATTAGCTGCGAGACAATCTGTTTTCTCTTCTGATGAAACACCATTTCAAGTAGGAATATATCAGACACCAACAGGTTTACCATCACAGGTAACTCTCAATTTACCAAGAGAAGCACACAGAAAAACTGATACTGAGGTAAACGATGTATTCGTAGATTCTTTTCATAATCCAGCTGTTATAAGAAGTAAATACGAAGATTCAGATTACATTAGTGATTTATTCAAATTTGGTTCAGCTACTAGTGGAAACACTTTTAAGAATGTACCATCAGGTATAAATGAAAATAACTTACAAGGTACTAAAGATTACAGAGCAGTTGCCGATCCCTTTAATTATACAGGCTTTGCTCAACCTTTTATACTAAGAGAAATTCCTGAAGATGATGGTAATCGTGCACCTGGAAATGGTAGATGGGGATTAGACGCTTCAAACTCAGAAACAGGATTTCTTGGGCAACTAGCAGCTGGCATTGATGGATTTTTAGGTGGCTTTGTAAGAGGAGCTCCTACATTTACTGGTTTGGTAGAAAGAAATTTTGCTGATAAATTTAGAATAGCAAAGTTCTTACTAACTCCGCAGGGTATAGGATTCATAGGAAAACAAGCCGTTTTACAAGCTTTGAATCCTACCATAGAAACTAAGTTATATAACCCACTTTCTGTTCTTAACTTACCACTTGGTTCTATAACAGATCCTTCTGATTTAAGTGGTGCTGGTAGTCTAGCAGACATATCTACATTATTAGCTGGTTTTGCTCTACCAATAACGCATGTCGATAGACACGTGGGTGGTATAAAATATGGAGATGTTAATCCACTTAATAAATTAGAAGAAGATAGTGGACTTGGTGAAAAGATTAAATCTATACCACTTGTAGGCAATAAACTTTTTGACAAAATAAATCAGAGGATAGATGAAGTAGGTGGTTTTAGTAGATTGCGCGCACAAGCTCCTATGACAGAAACAATAAATATAGGATTAGGTGATGTTACAGTAGATTTAGAATTAAAAGACAGATTGTTTTTAATGAATCCAAACAAATATTTAATTCCAGCTTCATCAGCACCTATTTCTATAGAGAATGGTATTCCAACTTTCTTTAGTGGAAGAGATTTAGCTCAAAAAGATGCAGATAAAGTAACAGACAAGTATAAATTAGGACAAACTCAGGGTGGTGTTACTTTTAATAAAGAAATGTCTACAAAAACAAGCGGTGACCCAGTTACACATTACTACACTTCTACTTACGCTGAACTAACGAAGGCAGAAAGATATGTTCCGGAT